GGATGACCGAAATCGTCGTTACCAATTTCCACCTTGTCTATTAAAATGACAGGGATTCCTTTTAGGTAGGTCATAAATTTCAATCGCTCCATATCGTTGTTTTTTCTTCAAACCAAGCCTTTTAAGTTCCGTATCTTTGATAAAGAGACCGCCTCCAGGCACAAGGTAAGAGCCACTAAACGAATAACCCAAGGCACTTTCAGAAACCTGAGTCATCGGTTCATGGTCTGTTGAGGTCATGAGGGTTCGTGCCACGATATCGACCGTGACAGACTTGGCAACACTAGCGAATGACACACTCTCAGCTACCATATCATCAAGGTCTTTACCGACTTTTTCAGCTTCCACTCGCAAAGAATTAGATACAACTTCCAACAAAGCCTCAGCCCTTGCACGCTCATCAAATTTCAACGAGCGCCACAACAATTCCAAGTCTTCAATCTTTGCAAAGTTTTCCATCTAACTCACCCTTCGTTTGCGATTAGTAAATCAAGCAAAGCAGATTTATTAGCCTTGCTATCATACTCAACACTTAGTTCATCAAGTTTCGACTTGATTTCAGAAACTGTTAAAAGATATTCATTTTTGAACTCTTCAATAGGAACCCAATCTCCAGATAGTTCGCTATCTGTTGAAATACAAACACCAGTATTTTTATCACGATATGTTTTCATTTTCTACCTCCATTAAAACATTAGGCTTTCACTCGAGCAAATGAGTCAGCATCAAGAATGCCCCAACCAATGAATGCTTCAGCACGAAGCAAGATTTCATTGTAGGCCTTCAAATCACGACCTGCACCATCTGGATCACCATATTCGATGATTTCCATTGGGATATTTTCAGCATATCCCCACTTGAAGCGATTTTCAAAGTCACCAACAATAGCGTGGTTTGTTTGAGCAGTTCCACCTGTTACAGTCAAGTTTTTGTTTACGTCTGATTTCATTCCGTAGAACGAATCAGGATTTTGTCCAAATCGGAATTCTGGATATTGTACAACACCATTAACTTTCAACTTAGCAAGTGCTTGCCCACCAACAGGTGAAAGGGCCAATCCTGTGACTTCTCCGCCCTTAGCGACAATTTGTTGAACAGCTGCATCAATGTTATCGTCAAATTTATCTTCTGCATAAGTTACAATATTTCCAGTGATCAAACCATCAAATGAGTTAGTATCACGGAAAGTTGCATCTGTAAGACCTTTAGGCTCCAAACCATGGATAGCAGCGATATCGAAAGCATCTGCGATTTTCTTAGCGAAACCGTCTGCAAATTGTGAAAGATATTCAATTTGTTTTTCTTCTGATGCGTATTTAAACTCATCTGTAATACGAGCTTGATAGACGAATTTTAGAGGTTTAATCACCTTTGTGTCAACAACTGCTTTACCAGCACCTTTTTGTTGACCCTCGCCAACAATTTGAGCATTTCCTTCAAGATTGAAGATAAATTGCTCCACTCCATTAAATGGAATAGGTGTTTGAGATGAGAGTTTAGCAAGAACAGAACGTCCTTGCACTTTACTAATCAATTCTTTTACTAATTCTGGTTTAAAAAGTGTTCCAGCTTTCATTGCATTATCTGCCATAATTTTCTATTCTCCTTTTGGTTGTAAATCTCGAAGCATCTGCTTCATTTGCATAGTTTTGTCATCACCGATAGCAGGCTCAGTATCTCTTAGCGGTGCTTGAGGTGTTGCTGGTCTCATAAAACCAGCTAGACGCTCAGCGTCAGCCCTTAATGCCTCTTCGTCAGCGCCCTGAAGACGGTCAGCCAAGTCATAAGGCAAGCCATTTTGTAAAGCGATACGAGTTCGCAAGCTAGCAGTTTCATAATTGCTCACTTGCCCCTGCAATTCAGTGATTTGAGCGTCTAATTCTGCTCTGGTTTGCTTGTCATCTTCAACAGTAGACTTCAAAGCACTGTTTTCAGATTCCAGTTCTGAAACACGTTTTTTAAGTTCATCATAATCACCGAATTTTTCACGCTCACGTCTGATACGTTCCTTCACGATGTTATCTAGTTCTTCCTGTGTTTCAATCGTTTTAAATTCAGACATCTTCATGTCTCCTTTCTCCTGCTTTCCCGGCAGTTCGGTAATTTTTAGGCATCAAAAAAAGCAGTCTCTCAACTGCTCCTCTTAATAACTGATTTTTTGCTTTTTCTTAGGCTTAGTTGTGACACAAGCCCAATGCGCAAGCAAGGCGCTATCCATCAAAGAAATATCCATATCCGCAAAATGCGAGCGATAGCCAAACCCACCGTTTGAACCGATGTTCCGTTTCTCACAGTTGGTTGTGATTTTCTTCAAAGACGGTTGACCAGCATGGCACAAGGTCTTTTGATAAATCCCCTGCTCCCACATAGAGTTAGCCACGATAATTTCTTTGACCGTGGGCAATATCACGCTCTTCATGCGTTCCTTCTTCAACTCTTCATCAAGGATTTTCTGACCACTTGCTCCATCGACTACGATAGTAGCCACATCGGCACGCTTGACAAAATCCAAGATCCAGTCATTCCCGTTACGGACTGACTGACAGTCAATCGTCTCAACAAAAATCCGCTCATCTACCGTACGAACAGCAATACTCAATGCCACGTTTGCGCCATCTTGACCATATTTGACTCCAACAAACAACTTACCTGATAAATCAGGCATAGAGTCCACACACAACTCATCCCATTCCGTTTCCGAAATGGCAGATTTCTGATTGTATTCAGGCCAATAACCCAAACGCTGAACATTATGGTCTAGCTTATCATCACCAAGTTCGGCTTCTATCTTCCGCTCATTCAAATGGTAGCCCATTGAGGGATTGGAGTTATACCAGGCTTCGACATCATCGATTTCTTTTTCCTCAGAAACTGACCATTCTGCCCAACCTGAGTATTTTCCTTTTCCAAACAGGCAAGTCTTGCGGTAGTTGGTAAATACCGTTCCATTTGAAACAGGAGTAGGAGGTGTCCCACACATGATTGTAATCGGATTGCTACTATCCGTTACCGTATATTTCAAGGCCGATTCCTGCTCAGTCGTATATTCCTGAGCCTCATCGATTACAAGAAGGTCAAAACCTTCCCCCAAACCACCATTTGAAGTTCTGGTACGAAATTGTACAATCCCACCGCCGTCAAACAGTTCAATCCTCTCTTGTCCCTTGGCTCGTATAGAGCTAAAGTGCTCACCATCCACATACCCCATTTTTTCAAGATATCGTTTAACCTTTTCAAAAGAGGAATGAGAGGTAGATATTCGGTGGGCCGTGTGTAGGATGTTCAATCCATTATGCAGGCCCCAAAGTTCAAAAAGGTACAAGAGTTCAGACTTCCCATTACGACGAGGAATAGAGTAGCCAAATTTTTGATGCACCCACAAACCATCCTTATCAACCGCCATGATAGAGGTCAACAGATTGATTTGCCAAGCGTAGCAAGAAAGACCCGTCCGCTCGTAGATTTCTACCGCTTCTTTCGCCTTAGAATTTTTCTTGACGTACTTTAAAATTACCGATTGAGTAGGATTCTGATTGCCAAGTTTCTTTCTAGCCATCCACTGCTCCTTTCAATCGTACCGCATGATAACCCTATCGCTGGGATGATTTAATTGATTACGTTCAAAATATAGTTTTTAGCAACATCTAGCATTCCCAATGCCTGCAAACTACTATCCCAGCTATAGCCAAGATTTATCTCACCATCTTTATCCAAAGAAACTACCAATACCGAAGTGTAGTCATGACTAGCCTCAAGATTTTCCTCCAAAATTTCTTTCACAGAAGCACCACGCTCCAGATTAGACTTTTTCTCTGAAAAATCAATTATGTTTTCCATCATTACTCCTTTCTAAGCATAATAAAAGCACTTAGATTTCTCTAGGTGCTTAATACCAAGCAACTTGCCCTGATTCTTTCAAGCTGCCGTCTTCATTTTTTAGATTTATGATACATTTTGACACATAATCAAAACCATATCTTGGGGGATCATTTCGCTTTAACTCACGGGTAGAAGGATTAAATTCAAAAATCTCCCTTCTGCTTACATCACCTTCAGGAAAGACCTCGTAATGGTAAAAACCGTTCACAACTTCAATCAAATTAAATTTTAACATTATTCTTCCTTTCCAAATATCGAGTCAAAGCATTACCATAATTATATGTTTCATCTGTTTTAGCATGAGCAGTATCATAATCCATATTCCCTCTGACATACATGTAATCATGCTCCAATCGCTCGTGTTTCAATAATATCAAATCATGTGATTGGATATTCCTACCATTAATCAGACGCTCCCACGACTCTGCCATATTAACTTCTGGATGAAATAAGCTTTCCCCGTCTTTTAAAATATGGATATCATTAAAAACATGATTAAAAGCAATATCAACATCTTCCTTGGTAAAGTCTTTCATTTCCTTAAACTTTCCAATGTTCGAGTAAATTTTTCGCTTCTCTAATTCTTGATTACTGTTTTTTATTTTGTCATACGTAAGATAAGCGTGCTTTTCTGCTTTAATAAAATCTTTTGGCAAAATATCATCATTCGATTCATCACGAAAATAATTTCTTGCACCAGATTGAACAGGTAATCCTACACCTTTTAATACTTCTATTTTAGCACTTTTTTGAGATTCTGCCCAACGTTTAGTATGAACATTCTGTTTCTTCCCATTACCAGGATGATAGTCAACAGTACATCTACAATTGCCATGCCGTCTATATATATCCTTGGGAACTTCTGGATAATTGTATGACCCCTCTAAACTCTTGCACCATTTGCATGGATGACCGACAACTCTTCGAACGATTTTCGGACTCAGCCCCACTTTATGATGAAACTCCGCATTTTTTCGAATGCTATCATCCACAATACTCTGACTAAAAATTACAATCGGATCAACAAGCAACCATTTTATATCATCAAAACTTTCCTCACTGGCTAAACGATTAACGAGACCATCAATTCGGTCTTGATTGAATTCAGGAACCTGAGCAGTTAACCCAATTTTAGCCTCAGAGTTCAAATTCTTCTGAACTTGCTCAGTATAATCACTCACAAGTTCGTAATTTCGCCCCAGAACGTCCGTCAGCACACGTTGAGCGATGTTGTAATACATTTTACCGTCTGGCAACGTTTCATTCGTCAGAGAGGCTCCCAGAGCCTTAGAAAGTATCTCCCCAATTTCAATAGCATATTGATTAGCATCCAAATAACTTGCCTTGCTATGATGTAATTTAGACAGCAAGTCTTTCAAGACCTCGCTGTCTAGTCTAGCACCTTCAAACTCAGACTTGATTTTCTTGAGCAGGCTCGGAACGATATCCTCCACCATCTGTACCCTCCTTCACTACCGGAGCAGGCTTGTCTGACCCTTTAATTCCAGTCAAGTCACGGATGGTTTCAGCATCCATATAACCAGGCACCGCTTGATTCAGTTTGATAACACCATCACCAATCAAGGTCAGCATGTTAGCGTCCGCCTCAAATAAAGGCTCCCACTTCACGACCGTTTTATTGAACTGCTTTCGCAAATACGGAAACTCGTCTCGTAAACAAGTAGCGACATAAGCCACATTCAGCAAACCAGAGCCCAGAGAGCGCTGAGCCTTCCGACCAGCTAACCGCAAGTTCTCATGACTAGCCTTGATAGCTTCAACAGATGACGGATTATCTGAAACAAACCCAAGGTCATCCAAGGTCAACCCCATTTCTCCAGCAAATCCAGCAGCTGCAGTCCGTAACTGCTCAGTAAAAGGCGACATGCTGGATGTGGTGAATTGTCCCACATTCGGCTTGTCCCCCTCATCATCTTTCGTAAACGTCAGCAAGCTAGATACAGTCGCTTTCCAAGTATCAATCGCCTCAGCATCTTGACTCAATCCCAACACATACTTCTGAGGGAATGAATAGAACTCAGCAGTCACATCTGACCGCTCAAGCGTTCGTTTAGCATGTCTCTGATAGTACATCCCAGCCCTAGTAATTCGTGATCGACCAAACGGCCGAACAGCATCAGGTCTATGAATGACTGGCACCAGCAAAGGAACACCCGTTGGATTTCCTATTGCAAACGGCTTTCCATCTTTCGGATAGAACCAAGTAACATCACCAGTGAAGTAAGCCTCAAGCACGGCATAACCATTGTCGTCTCGCTTCAGTACTGCATATCCCTCAGTCAGCAAGCCAGTGATAGGATCCAGAACACCAGTTGCATTGCTTGCCTCGATAACTTGCAACCTAGGAGCGTCATCATCGTCCCCTTGCGAGATGTAGACAAAACAACACGACCCAATCAATGCTGAAAGGATCGCGCTATCAAAGAATACATCAGGATTGTTCTGTGCAAAGATTTCATTAGCCTCAAATTCGTCGTTAGCAAACTCACGAAAGACCAAACGGTCTGCTAGGCTATCAACACCCTTAGCAGCCCAACCTAAGACTGCCCGATATTGTTGCCTGATTTGAGGGGGTATCGTAATACCAACATCTATATCGTTGTGTTGCATAGCATACTGATTATATCTAGTATCTACACCCATTTTGTAATTGGCTAGCTTCTTCCTGAGATAGCCCATACCTTTCAATGTCATTTTATACAACTACCTTTCATT